AGTTTACAGGATGGTGAAATTGAAAAAGAAGAAGAGGAAGGAGAGGCTATGAATGAACCTGTCGCAATGCAGAAATTCAAAAGTGAGATGACCACAAAATTTGATAAACTTGAAAGTAAAATAAATCTTTTCGAAAAAAGAAAGGCAAATTTTGAGATAGAGGAAAAATTGCAGGAGATTGCAGAAAAAAATCCTTCTGTAAATTTAGAAGCAGAAAAGAAATTCTTATCAAAATTTAGTTCTAATGGAGACAAAAAATTATACTTACAAAAATTAGACATGCAAAACACAGCATATCCAGAGCATAGAATGACTCAATTTGCTAGGAATTTTGTATATGAGCCAAAAAATAAAACTTTAGAATTTTTTTCAAAAGAAGCTCCGGGAATAAAGAAAGTTGCAGCTTTGGCCTATAAAGATTATGAAGATACAATAAACCAAAGTAATGAAAAAGCTGCTAATGTTTTTTCTAAAAACTTTCCTAAAGTAGAAGATTATGTAATATATATGGTAGATATGGAAAAAGAAAATCCTGGTAATTTCCAGGCTGTAAAATATAAATAGAAAGGAATAAAATGGCTGATCCAACCAGTGTTTTAACAAGAAGTTTTAAGGATGATGTGTCTCGTTTTGAAGGCACAATAAAAAGTGCAGAAGCCTTAGTAATTGGTGGACTTATTGCCGTAAACCAAAGTACTGGAAAAGTACAATTTATGGACGACGCTCAATATTTAATGCCCGTAGGAGTTGCAGTAAAACAAAAAGACGGGGATAATGATAATTTAACAGGAGACGCAGGCGGTACTTATGGAGTTGTAACCAGAGCTGGGATAGTTTTAGAAAATGTAAGTGTAACAGGCGCAAGTGCAATAACAGACTTATTTAAGCTTGTTTATGCTACTGATGGGCAAGTAATGTCTCTTACGAGACCAACAACTGGGCTTCCAATCGGTTTTGTAAAAAAGTGGAATGCAACAACCTATTGCAACGTACAACTTTTCAGCTTAGAAGGACAAAGGATATTAAACAATATTCCTACTAAGAATATTATTTGTATCGGGAGAATCAATTCTCATTCCCTAGAAGCTAACTCTGCTGCTAATATGTTAGAGGTAGACATGCCACAGGCTTGTAATATAGAAGCTTTATATGCAAAAGCTGAAGCATTCGACACAGGTTTAGTGGCAGGTTCTTTAACTTTTAATTTAAAAATTGACGCAGTAGATGTAACAGGCGGAGTACTTACCCTAGCTTTTGGTGATGCTAACGCAGAGGGTGATTTAGCTACAAAGATAAGTGCAACTGCTATCACAGCGCTTAATAAATGTAAAACAGGAAGCGTATTACAATTAGAACGCGTAAATGGTGGAACAGGCTTTACAGCTAGTAAAGACGGATGGTTTGCCCTATATATTGAAATTACACCAATTCCAGGCGCTTAATAGAAAGGAAAAATTATGCCAGTTGTTGATAATACTTATTCGTTACGAGCAGGAGTGCTTAAGGATTTAATGGAAACTTGGAAAAACAAAGCTCCTGTTTTTGAAAAACAACAAAAATTGTTAGTTAAATTTTTGCCGTATAAAGCTTTAAGGAAAGCTAGTTTTGTGTGGAAAGAATCTTTACCTTTTCCCAAGCCTTGGCCATACGGGAAAGGACGAACTTATCAAACCCTAAAAGATAGGCTAATTCAGGTTTCTTATACACCTTATGAGCTATCTATCCCTTATAATTATTACGATTTAGAAGACGACCAATTAGGCGACCAAAAAACACATATAGAAAAAGCAGTAGAGCGTTTTTTAATGCTTCCAGATAAGTTTATTGCTGAATATTTAAATAGTTCAGCTTCTTTATTGCCAGCAATAAACAATGCTTATGATGGAGTAGCTTTATTTTCTACTACAGATGGAGATGGTTCAGATAGATTTTCTGCTAGTGGTGGAAACATAGTAACAGGTTCAGGAGGAGGGACAGCAGCAGCAGTATTGCACGATGTTTTAGCGGCACAAAGAAGATTCCTTACATTTAAAGACACTGCGGGGCAACCTGTTTTTTCTGAGGAAAATGTAACATTAGACAGATTAAGCGTAATTGTTCCAAACGCTCTTAACGAAGTGCTACAAAAAGCAACAAAAAGTGAATATATCCATATGGACACAGGAAGTATAACAGCCGAAAGCAATTTCGCTAAAGGTACGTTTAAATATCACCTTAATCCATATTTAACTGATTCTGTAGATTATTATGTCGCAGTAGAAGATCCATATTGGAAAGCTTTTGTATATAGAAGTCCAAAAGCGTTAAGGCAAATTTTTTCTGAGTTTTCAAATTCTGACAGAGCAAGAGAATACAACGAAGAAGCTCTTATGGCAGATCTTAGAGTAGGAATCGGTCCTTGGATCCCTTTTGTCTTTATAAAAATAAATAATTAGGAGAAAATATAAAATGGCAATAGTAGCTAAAGCAAAGATTCCACAAACAATGGAACACCAGGATTCTACTTATAGAAAGCCTGCTAAAATGCCAATTAAACAAGAAACAGAAAAAACAGAATTATATATCTGTGGAATTAAACAAAATGCACCTTTTGAAAGCTGCACTTTGTTAGGGATGAGCTTTCATAAGAATGTTTATCCATCTGAGGCAAGCTTAACTGAAAATATAGACAAAAAGTATCATAGCCAATTCTTAGCTTATGCTTTTACAGAGATGCAAGTTAAAGCACTAAAAAAGAGAGCAGAAGAGACTATAAAAGTTATATCTCCTCGTATTAACTCCAAATTTGACCCAAAAAAAGACACAAATAACGATAACATGGAGTATTTACCACGCTTAGAGTTCCCTACTTCTAAGTACTTGTTTATCGAAAAAGCAAAGGATTATAACCCAATAAGTGTAGAATTTAACACAATTGAAGAAAAATTGGGAGAAGGCGAGAATTTAAAAGACAATTTGTTCAAAGAGCAGGCAAAAAAACGAAAAAACGAAAGATAAAGGAATAAAATGGCTCTTGTAGACGAAGTAAAAACCAGATATGGAGGTTCTAGCTCTAGTATGTTAATTCAATTAACGAATTGGGATGCTACTGAAACGACTATAAACGAAGATGTTCTTCAGGCTGCTTGTGACGATGCTACTGGCATGTTTGAGGACATCACAGGGCTAACTTTAGACATTGCACAGAAAAACCATCTTTATATAGCAGCTCAGGCTGCTATATTGTTTTTAGAAGAGTATAAAAGTCGTGACTCTGGTATATTATCAGGGCGACGAAAGATTGTATTTGCCGCCATGAAGGGTATAAGAGAAAAGCTATATGTAACTGCACAAACCAATAGTAAATTGAAACCAAGCACAGAGTTATCTAATATTTTACCTGACATGGATAAAAATAGAGCAGCCTTTTCTGGTTATACTAAAAGAACGGTAATAGAAGAATATGCAGAGGAGGAATAATGGGAAAAATTACAGAATGCAGAAGCACGCTTGGAAGGCTTTCTACTACTCAAGTTACCGTAGATTTGCCTAAAAGTAGTGGAACTGCATTAGAAATAGATTTGGGGGCCAACGAATTAGCATGCGCTATTTCTATATATGCTACAGATCCATTTTATTGGACTATTTCAGAAACGGCAGCAGCAGCAGCTACAAGGCTTTCAAGCGATGCAACTCGTTGCAAATTTCCTGCTGGTTACTGGCAATTTCCAATTGTAGGAAATACAGAAAATCTATACATTATAAGTTCATCTGATAATGTAGTAACAGATGGAATAACCTATACGTTAGTGGAGGCAGATTAATATGGCAGCAAGTAAAGCTGAATTATGGACTCAGCTAACAAAAGGGATTGATATAGTTGATACTTATTATAAGTTTTTTTCTGGAGATAAAGCAACAACTCCTAATTTATTGGCTGATATAATTTTACTTCAAAATGAATTTGAAGGGAATCATATTGGCCAGACTCAAGGTTATCTAGATAATATTAGAAATCAAGCCAATTCTATGTTTGCAATTGGAATAAGCTTATTAACTCCAGTATTACAAGAGTTAGGGAAAATAGGATATTTTTCTATTAATTCAGCTATTTCTTCAGTTCTTGACGATATATATGCAGGCATGATAGCTGCAAGCGAAACGGTAACAGAAAGAAATTTTACTTTCGGAGCGGTTACACCTGCTGCATTAGGAGCTAATACAGGAGACGGTACAGTTTATCGCCTTACAAAAGACAAAAATAATTATGATATTGAAAACGCAGCAGCGAATGCTGGAATAACAAAAGTGGAAATAATACAAGACAGATATACTGGTTCAACACAAGGAAACGAGCAAGCTAAAATGTTTGGGTATGGTCTTGTAAGTCAAGATAGCCTAGAGCAAGGGACTGCTCCAAGCACAACAATTAATTTGCAAGCCAAAAGAAGTGGAGATGGCAGACTAACAAATGCCACTTTCGATACTTATTCTGGTGTTGGTGCTGCTTTCACTGTAAGTGGATGGGATTTAGACACACCGGCCAATTTTCAACAAGATGTTGCAAATTATTTTAGGGTAACTTCTGGAGCTGCAACAGGAGTAGCGTTAGAAGTTTTAGACAACTCTTATTGTGAGCAAGAAATTCCTTTGTCTATAGATAAAACAAAGCCTATATTTCTAATAGTAAGATATTATAGAAAAACTGTTGATGGATTATTAACCATAACATTAGGCTCTAAAACAGCAGTAGTAGCAGATTTAACCACAGTCGCAGACACTACCTGGATAGACCTTTGTATCGGTGTTACTACCGACTACTATGGTTGGTATGAAAATTGGTTTAAAGATGGAGCAAGCGTAAAAGTAGCTTTAACTGGTAGAACTACGGGAACTTTATTAATAGACGAAATAATATTAGCTCAACCAACAGAATTTGACGGGAAATGGTATTTAATGACGGCAGGAACCACCGACTATTTGAATGAAGATTATTTTACTTTTACTGATACTGTTGTCAATACTGGTAGAATACAATACATTACAAGTAGATTGTTTGGGAAATATTTTCCACATACTTCTGGAGTTCCAACATATCCAGATGCATAATAGGAGAAAGAAATGACATGGAATAGCCATCCCAACATTAACGAAATATTAAGGGTGCCGGGATATTTGTTCTTAAATCCAACGGGCACAGCAGCAGAAGCAGACTGGGGAACGAAATTAGGATTTGCAGAAAAAGGAGTTGAAGTAAAAGTTGATTATAAAACTGTTCTTTTAGACGAAGAAGATAGCGGATTAGATTGGACATTAAAAGTTTTTACAGGTTGTAATGTAAAAATTATGGCAATATTGAAAAATTGGAATGCGAATGTTTTGTCTCAACTTTTTCCAGGAATGAGCACTTTAAAAAAGATAATAATAAGGAGTGCAATAAAAACTGGAACAGTTTTAAGCTCTGCAACTTATACAGATAAAATACTTTTTGTTCCCGATGATAGAACTAACAATCCTTGTTTTATTTTAAGGAAAGCATCTGGTAACATTATGGCAGCAATGGAGTTTCATCGCGGAAAAGATACAGGTTTTCCAGTTGCTTGGGATGGTTTCGATAGCAGTGGTGTGTTTTGGCTTGGACTTCTTTCGGAGTTAAGTGTATGACCCCTAAAGAATTATTACAAAGATTACAAACATATATTAAAGCTCTTGTTTGGACTGCTGGAAATAAAATTTTTGGTGAAAATGTTTTTATTGTAAGCGCTTTCCCTGCCTTACAATTAAGCCAATTAGTTGCTCCAACTTGCTTTATTGTAGATAGTGGACAACAAAGCCATCCAGAACACAACAATATTATAGATCAAAATTTTTCTATATTATTGTTTGTCGAGCATGTTGGTAACAATATGGGAGAATATACTATTATTGGAGGCAATAGAATTGCCAACAAAAGTAGTGGAGCTGGTTTATTGGATATAGAAGGAAAAATTTTACAGGGATTAAGGGAAGAAACCGTATTAAGCACGGCTAAAATAGTTTTTCTTTCTAAAAGCAGGGCAAAAAATGCCTTAGTGAAGGGCGCAAACCCTTCAATGACAAGGAGTTTAAATTTTTCTGCGAGGGTAGATTATGTCTGACGTACAAGAATTAATTTTATCTATTAATCAACTTGCTGAAAGTTTTGAAAATTCTTCTAAGAGCAAAAACAAAGAGACTGCTGAAAAAGGAGAAGGTTTTACAGAAGGGTTTAAGTCAAAACAAAGAACGACAGAAGCTATAGTTGCTTTAATCGGAACCGGCCAAGTTGCAGCAGCATTAGGAGCTATGACTAGGACACTATTAACAGAATTATTGAATTCTGTTAAAGCAGAATTCAAGGAAAGTTATAAAAGTAGGCAAGAAGCATCACTGGAAGCTACTAAAAATATCGCTGACGAAATGGCTAGAGCGGGAATAACTCCAAGTAGAGAATTTTTAAGTAAATATTTGGACGATAGGCATAGTATGGAAGTTAGGGCCTTGGAAGGCAGAAGGCAAGCAAAAGAAGTAGGAGGAATTTTGCCTGACTGGTATTATAAATATACTGGGGAAGGTTTTGACTGGCTTGTGGAAACAATGAGGGACACTAAACAAAAATTAAACACGCATCAACCAATACATGCTGCATACAAATTACATGGAGATTAGTAATGCCTGTAATTATATATAATGGGAAGACTTTACCAAATATATATGGTAAATTTAGATTTTCAGAAAGCTATAAAACA